CTTTACCTCGATAGGGGTCAGGCCTTCCATCTGGTTCACGCCGAATGCTAGACCAATAAACTTATCCTCTAGGTCAACCATCTTTTCAGCGGTGGTGTATATCATCTTCTTGGTTGCATCGTTCCATTGATTTCGGTTCTCTTGAACGTAGGTGCGGAACAGCTTGATCATACTCTCTGTGTGCAGAGTTTCGTCAGCAATAGACCATGCAATAATCTGGCCCATACCTTTCATTTTACCATGCCTAGCAAAGTTCAGTAGCATCACGAATGAGCTAAACAACTGCATACCTTCAGTGAAGGCACTAAACGCGGCTATCTGAGCGGGTAAGTTATCGTCCTTCTGTAGCTCTTGGAAGAAGTCGTGCTTCTCCACCATCTCTTCGTATTCATTAAACTCATTATACGTTGACTCAGGCATACCCAAGGTTTCGATAAGGTGGCTGTAGGCGGCAACATGGATAGCTTCCCGGGCGGCGAACGAGGATAACATCATCCTTACTTCAGGCTGTGGGAAATGTGGCAAGTAGTTGTTAATGTACGCGCCGGACACATCTATATCGCCCTGAGTAAAGAAACGGAAAATCTTCGCAAGGAAGTCCTTCTCTCCATCGTTTAATCTGTGACGCCAGTCCTTGGTGTCTTCCAGCATAGGTACTTCTGTCCACAACCAGTGCATTTGCTCACTGGCCTGAAACGCATCATAAGCCCACGGATAGTTAAATGGCTTATAGTAATCTCTTGTGTCCGTTAATTTTGGTTTTCTTTTTGGCATCATCATCCCTCACATGCGAGACAGACATCACCATCAGCTACCGCTGTCAGATCAATCTCGTCTTCAATTCTGTTACGTTGAATCTGCATACCGACGCGATCAGCTTTACGGAGCTTATCAGAACGGCAGTAGTACAGGCTTTTTAGACCGTTCTTCCATGCTAAGAAATGAGTGGCGTGAAGATACTTCACATTTACATCCGGGCGGAAAAATAGGTTTAGACTCTGGCCCTGATCAGTATGTTTCTGTCTGTCAGAGGCTAGGTCTATCAACCAAAGCTGGTCAATCTCATTGGCTGTTTTAAATACGTCTTTTGTATCTTGTGGGATATCAAGGTGCTGAACAGAGCCATCATTGGCGGTGATACTAGCCCACGTCTTCTGAGTGTTTAGACCGAGTTCGTCCAGCTTAGTTTCAAGGAACTTGTTTCTTTGTATGTACGCACCCGACATTGTATCTTGGCGAAATACGTTGGCTCGGTAAGGTTCAATGCTAGGGCTAGTGTTACCCATAATAATAGAACTAGAGGCGTTAGGCGCAATAGCAGTCCAATGACTGAATCTACGCTCGACACCCGCTTGTTGAGCATCGTAGCATGGCCCACGGGACTCAAATAACTGTCTGTCGCCTCGCTTACATTCTTTCTCAATGTGACGGTAAATCTCACGATTAGTTACCTTAGTCATGACGCCCTCTAAAGGCATGTCACGCTTCTGAAAGTAAGCATGTAGACCAAGGGTACCAATGCCGATAGATCGTTCTCTAGACGCGGATAAAGCGGCTCTGGAGACGGTCTTAGGTGCATGTTCTATGAAGTAATCCAGCACGTTATCCAACATCTCCATGATGTCCGGGATAAACTTACGCTCAGACTTCCATTCGTCGTAGTACTCGATATTCAGGCTGGACAAACAGCAGACCGCAGTCCGATCCATAGACGTAGGCAAGAAGATCTCGGTACATAGGTTACTGCCGTTGATTTTCAAACCTTGGCTCTTTAACCATTCAGGCAGATCATCATTAGCATTATCTATAAACACCAAGTAGGGCTCACCTGTCTGGGTACGCATCTCTAGCAACTTAATCCATAGTGCCTTGGCCGATACTGTTTCGACTACTTCACCATTATTAGGGCTAACTAGATCCCATGAATCATCAAAGTCCTCATCACGCATCGACTGCTCAATAAGGTTCATGAAGTCATTCGTAATGTTCACGCCGTGGTGTAGGTTCAGTGTACGAAAGTTCTGGTCACCAGTAGGCTTACGCATCTCAACAAACGCTGTAATGTCCGGGTGGCTTATATCTAAGAATGCCGCATAACTACCGCGACGGGTACGTCCCTGTCGGTAGGCTAGTGAGCTTGCGTCATAGACTTTAAGGTGAGGCATTACCCCAACTGATTTATCGTCAGAGCCACGGATACCTACATGGATACCAACACCGCCGCCTAGCATAGACAGCCAATTTACTTCGGATAGAGTATCTACTAATCCTTCTGCGCTATCGTCGAGGTACGACAAGAAGCAACTGATGGGCATACCCCTTTTGCTCCGGCCGTAGCTGAGGATTGGCGTGGACAACGACAACCAGTGTTTACTGGTGTATTCGTAGAGGCGCTGGGCATGGTCGGGGTTAGATCCGAATTGCTCACAGACGTAGGCAAATCTTTCTTGTGGGCTACTTTCGTCTTCGCGCATGTAGCTTTCGCGTAGTCTTGTGAGTCCGAGGTCATCAAATAATCCATCTCTTTCTAAGTCAATATTAACTTTATTTTTCATTTTTATTCCTAATATCTTTCTGCAATCGCGCCCAACCTTCCACGTTGGTAAGCACTTCAGAGATGGGTAGGGTGTTGTCTATCCAGACATCGCAGTCCGCCGCACTAACCGAAGTTTCGGAAGCGTGTTCATCATCACCTTCATAGACAGAAACTCGTTCTACCCACGCTACCACTCCGCCGTTCTCGCGGATTGCTTTTATTTCATTTGGGAAACGAACATCATCAACCACAACAATACCGGTCTCTTTGTTCGCCTTGGCAACAAGCATATCCACCCAGATATTCTCGTGCAGTAAGTTACGGCCCCACTCAGTTCCGAGTGTTTGCATGGCGTATCTTGGGGTCTTACCATTCAACATGTCACAGGCTACTTCTTTAAGGTCGCCGTTTATCTGGCCCTCGTTAAAGCCCATCACACGCATCATGTCTTTAAGAGTGTCGGCAAAGCGGATGATCTTTGCTCCCCGACTATCTCTCATGTTTTTGGCTACATAGGATTTCCCAGAGCCTTTCTTTCCACATAGGCCGATAAATAGATCACTCATCATTCGTCGCCTTGTGGTTTGTACTTACTTATGTCGATGACTTTTGATGAAGACTCCAGCTTACCGAGAAGTTCCTCGTCCGCAGTAAAGATAATCTCGTTCTCTGCTACTGGCTTGATACTTTCATCAAACCCGGACACGTTACGAACTATCTCACCTATGGCTATAATCTCTTCATCTTGGCTACTCATCAGGCCGAAGATCCCAGCTACTAGGTTCTTAAACAAATCCTCTATTTCTGGATCCATATTGTCGGGGAACTCCCAACCAAACCTAAAATCTATCCCTTCGCTAGTTTCATTCGGGACGAGTTCTATAAATGCTCCTACAAACTTATCCGTCATTTTGTTTCTCGAAGTTTACTAAGTAAATTTAATGAACGCTTTTTAGGTTTTTCTTTAAGCCATTCACCCGGGATTTCTTTCGCCGCGAACATAAACCCATTCTTCTCACACCAGTCAGCGTAGCTAGTCTTGCTACCCTTACGGAGCTTGCCTCTAGGGTTATTGAATACAAAGCGAAGGTCTAACGCCTCGCCGTACTCGTCACGGATGTAGATGTGTTTTTTTCTATCTTCAGGAGTGAAGCGTCCTTTGCTCTCAATTACGATACCGTTAGGTAAAACGTAGTCGGGAGTGTAGTGACGGCCCTGCACCGGGACAGTAAAAGGAATGCGGAAGGGCTCATACTCAGCCTTTACCCCAGCCTCTTTAAGCTGTAGGCCGATGTCTTCTTCTAGACCAGACCGGTACCCATTAGCGATAGCTCTACGGCGTATGTTTCTAAAGGTCATCGTCATACTCCGCGTACCAGTGGTAGCGAGGATTTTGAGCCTTGCTGTGTGTTTGAGGGCGGTACTTAGCGTCAGGCCAGCAACTGTTTGTGTAGTTACAAAACGTACAGTTGATAGCTAACCTTTTGTTGGGGGTTAGTTGCTTACGGAAGTACTCGTCTTGTGGTTCAAAGCATCTTTTGAAAGGTGCGTCAGTAGCAATCAATTCCACATTAGACGCGATCTTATCCCGGATTCCACGCTTGTCTGCATCAGTGAACTCAGCGTCTACAACCTTGATCTCGCCAGTCGATTTATTAACGACAAGCCAGCCGCCGGGTTCTTTACCGGAAGCATCACTGTAGCCTAGTAACTGAGGAACATACCCAAAGGCATCGTCCTTAGCTACGCCTTCCCAGCCCTGACTCCATTTGTTGTCATAGGCCCAAGGACTAGAGGACTTAGTATCATAGACCTTATCGTCTATCTCAACGTCATTCTCTCCGAGAATAGTAGTCTCGCCCACATCAAGCTGTACCTTATCCTTACCTCCAGTAATATTTACTCGGGCTAGTTTAAGGTATAACTCAACCAATACCTCAGTCGCATCGCCCAGCATAAAGCGGACAATGTTGTTGTAGGGGTTCTTGGATTTGGGTGCGCCAGATTTCTCCATTTGGAGTTGGCAGGAAGGGCGGCCCACATTCGACATACGAATGCGGAACGCATCTTCACGAGGCTTCAGTTGTTTGCGGAGAGTGTCTTTAAACATCTCCCCGGCTTCGTCTATCCAGCTTTCTTCATACTCTACAACCTCTCCGTTAGAGAGCTTATCAAGTACCATATGAAGTTGGTGTTCAAGAATGTTTAGAGACATAAAGTACCTCGTTTAAAGTTAAGGTACGATTACGCTTCGTCTGCTAAATCATCTTCCAAGTCACTAGATACATTATCGAGAGCATCAATAGCATCATCAGATAGCTGGCTGTTACGCAGAGCTTTCTCATGAGACGCTTGAATCTTATCGTTCTCGTTCTTCACCATGTCGTGCATTACCTTGACTGTCTCAAAGATCTGCTCGTCCATAGCCTGTGCGTTTACTAGATCCGGCTCGAAGTTCATTACCCACCAGATGTTACCGCCAGAGCCTTTAGTCTTAGTGGCACCCACCTTGACTGTGTACTCGTGCATCTTACGGCCCCGAGGTAGTTTCTTCAGGAACTCATCTTCAAACGGGTTAAAGTTAGATCCTTTAAGCATGACAATAACAGGCTGGTTCTCGACAGTTACTGTGTCTCCATCTGCATTCTTACCTTCGTAAGACACTAGGCCACGCACCTGACGGAAGCATTTAATGTCGCTGTAACGCTTCTGATCTTCCTTAGACATTTCACGCAATACGTTACTGGTAGGTTTACCACAACGTGTCGTGCCGTTCATGTCACGGGCTTCTTGGCGTAGCATTGGGATCATCAAGGTTTTGTTCTTAACCTTGTTCTCTTCAGGGTCGTATTGAATCCACTGGAACAGTTGGCTAAGTGGACGGAAGTTCACCGTTTTGGCGAAAACAGGGTCATCGTCTGTACCCCGCACAAAGAATTGACCACGAGGAAGCGACTGACCTTGGTCGTTCTCTTCTTGGTAATTAATCTTTAGTTCGGGTAGGCGATCAGAAGAAGCGTTACTGCTACCCCCACCCATGCCCATAG